CAATGTATTACCTATAATGTAATAGCCACTTCAACATGTGTTATAGACAACCACAGTGATTGTAGCTGTTCCACTCATAACCAAAAGAGTGCTAAGAGAACATATCTTTTTTATAGTTCCAACTACTAATGTTTCTATCTGTGTTGTATTTGAAAAACAATCAGTGGATTGTATAACACATGTTGAAGTGGCTATTACATTATAGGTAATACATTGATCAAGATATGCATTATTATTATCAAGAAGGAACTCATCCTTATTAAGATCATTATATGGATAGTTAGGGAAGTAGAATTCTGTTTCTTCTCTTTTATATTTACCTACGTTTCTAAGAATACCCTTAGCTACAATAGATCTATTTGTGCTTCTATCTCCTCTTACAATCTTAAACCCTGCAATGCTTTCTTTCTGTGCTTGTGTAAGATTAGATGCATATACTAAGTATGCAACTTGTTGAACATCAATCTGTACACCCATTGGAAATACAGCATCATTTTGCATCACTGGTGCAAATCCTGCTCCTAATGTGTATGTAGGACTTTCATATATAGGACTTACAAGAACATCAGGAAACTTATGGTGTCTGATAGGTTGACTAGCAAGATCACCCCATAAATCTATATTACATGGATAAGTTTCAGTTGATTCCCAATAAGCAAACTCACCGTATTGGTAAGGTCCTTTATATGATTGGCTTGGTGAATATGCAGGAGAAAATCCTGTTACAGAACCTGTATTGTAAATCTTCCAATATGGTGCACTTGTGCCCTCTCCAATAAAGTCAGGATTACTGCTTGGTACATCTGGTTGAGAACCTTCGTTAGCAGTAATCATTCTACCAGGAATATGGAAACCATCTGTTTGCTTACCGTTCTTAAGCAAGAACACTATCTCAAATGCATACACTTCATCTCTTAGATAACCTCTAAGATTTGTAGCGTTTAGTTCATCAGCGTAGGTTTCTGTACTAGGGATTCTATAAGTTTCCCACTTAAGATCAATTTGAGTTGCAATTGATTGATAGTTAATTCTATCAATAGACGTAAGGTTGTCCCAGATAAGAATATCTTGGGCAGTGGTTAAGTCTTGAGCTATCTCGTAATATGGATATTTCTCAAATATATCAGCAATAGCAAGACGAATCTGTGTAACATTCTGTCCTGTATAAGTTACAGTTCTAGTGTCATCTTCAATAAAATATGTACCAACAAGCTCAACAGAAGCTATTGCATTTATTGTCTTAATTACAGCAATGTTAAAATACTGAAAATATCCAGTGGTATCTAAATTACCAACACTAACTACAATAGACTTACCAACTTGATAAGAGAACTCTGGTGTAGTGATATTGGTATTAGCAATAGGTGTAGGATTGGTAACAGAGTAGAAAGATGAGTATGCATTACCACTTGCATCACAATACTGGATAGCAAACTGATATGTACCAGAAGTGAGGTCACCTCCATTTGTAACATCAGTTATATCTAATGAAGGAATGTTAAAATTAGGTTGAACACTTAATTGATTACAATCAAGTTCGTTAGTATAAATAGGATCACATAAATCAGCGTTAGGAGCTAACTTATATGGAATGTTATTTAAATCTATGTATCTTCTAGGATTAAGACCGTCTGTCCAATACACTTCTGTAGTGCAATTGGTAATCTTATGTACAGCTTTAAGAATAGGATATTTTATATTAAAGCCTAAACATTTAGCACTTACGTATATACGGTATACGCAATCATTGTTATCCATATATCCAATCTGACTATCTTCTGTTTCAGGATTAGTTAGAAAGAATATGTGTTTGTTTTGTTCAACAATGAAATGAGTTCCTATTAAATGATAGCCTGTAGGAAAGTTTAGACATAACTCATTACCTGGCTCATTCTGATAGTTAACAGAATCTGAGTCAAAGTTCTCAACACTAGCATTCAATGCATACGTAAGCTTACCCTTCTCAACCTGATTTACAGATTGATCCATGTTTAAGCCAGATATAGCACTGTTGTACTCCTGTTTAATATTAGTTGTTTCTTCTCCAGCCATATCTGTAACTTCTATTTGGTAGTTCGTATCTGTTAAATCTGTTTAAGTCTTGGATGATTCTTCTTTGCTTAGCCCAAGAATCTTGCTTCTTCACTTCAATGTCAGCCATGATAAATGCCTCATCAGCCATCTGTTTATAGTTCATCATCTTCCTCTCTAGCTGATTATATGTCTCATCATTAGTTTGGTTAGTGAGTGTTTCCATCATTTTGTATTTGATGAAAGCCTCAACAAACTCTCTAACACGATAGTTATCTGGAATCAATTGATTACCTATTCCATCATAAGCTGTAGAATAGAATATCAAATGAACTACACCGTTTCTAAAATTTGTTACAAACTTGTTATCTCTAATATCAAATGAATCAGCAGCAGAGCTACCAAAGTTTGCACAGTCTAATGCACAATGAGCTTGTACAGAGATGTTACCTGGTTTTAATAAGTATTGTCTATGATATTCTACAGCCACTTGTTGATTGGTCTTATATACAGCTTGAATAAGCTCAGGCATGCACGTAGGACAACCTGTTGTACATTCTAGATTTGTACAAGGAGCTCCTCCAGAAATAACAGGACTCACCTGTATTGTTGTTTGTGAAGCTGCTTGAGAATAGAATGAATTAGCTGTTTGATAAGGATAGCCAGGGATTGATGTACACAACCAAGCTTCCCTTACAGCAAAGAAGTTATCAGGAAGCCTAGCTTGAAAATCCTCAATATATAAAAGCTGTTCGCTAATAACATAAGAAGACCTTCCTAGTTTCCTAAGACATTTATCCAGGTATGTAGGGAATAACAAATCATCTACAGCACCTGTATCGAAGTAGCTTTTAAACTCTTCTTTAACAGTCGCATAGACAGGCTCTGGGGAGATGAAGTTATACTTGTAATAATATGACATTTAATTTATTTTATCTGATTTTATCAAATTCTCTTTACACCATAAAGGTTGTAAATTAGTATAATGACAAAGGTTTATTATTTCTTCTTCAGAATTAGCACTTGCTAAAGGAATAATATGATCTATATGATAACCATATCTATTAAAGTTTTCCAACGTTATTCCTTCAGGGCACTTACTAATTATATAGTTTTTGAACTCTTCTATAGAACATCCTAAAACTTGTTCTGTTTTAATAGGTTTTATAGAACCTTTTCTTTTAAACGATCCTCCAATAAGACATCTAATATTCCTAGAAAACTTATACACTGGATCTACATTTCTTCTAACTTTTTCGTAGGTTTTACTATACTCTCTTACCTTTTCTTTATTTTGATCTCTCCAAGCATTTATATATTCAGGGTTAGCATCTTTCCATTTCTGTTGATACTTTCTTTTAGAAGCTTTAATTGCTTCTAATCGTTCTTCTTCTGTATGATACTTTTTACTTGCCATCTTATTTTTTCCACTCTCTGTAGATATGTTGATATTGATCGTTGGTTTTTAGGTAGTGGGATAACAACCTTGAGGTTGTACGAGAAGGTTTAAAGTACCAGAGCTTCATGTTCTTGAATCTGGCAGACTCTCTAAACCACATCCATCCGAAGAAATATCCTTCAGTGTGGTAATTAAAATTGTAGATGATTTTACCCTTCTCTTTAGACTTCTTCCAATCTACTGGTAAGTTAACAAACTCTTTACCATCGATGGTTTTCATCTTTTTTCTTTTCTTCTTATTAATAGAGAACTCACCAAAACCAAAAGGAAGTCTAGCTTTCTCTCCTGTTTCTAGGATGTAGTTCTTAAAACTCTCATTGTACAAATAGATTATATTTCTCCATTGGTCAAATGAGATTTTTATGGAAGGGTTCTTTTTACAGAAATTATTGTAGTTTTCTTTACTGGAGCTTCTCCAATCAACTTTTGTTCGCATTAGTTTGCATTGGTTGTGTTTGGTGCTTGACCATCCACCCCATCTGATGTTTGATCTGTTTTCAATCTAAAATAGGTTGATAACAGCTTTTGAGATGTCAGTTCTAGCACTTGCTTTTCTAAATAACCAGGGCAGCCATATTCTTTATCTAGAGGATTTTTACAATAGTCTTCTAGATTAATATTATCACTGCAACAACATTCAGCAAACATGATCTCATTAGGAACATCTTCTTCAAAGAAAGCAGCAATTCTAACAGCTTGTAACAAAGGGTTATTTACGTATAAGTAACCTCCATTAGCAATCCAGTAGTATTGCTCATTCTTGATGATTGGAAGTTTTAAGAGATTTAAATATCTATTGATAGTAGTCTCTTTCAACTTTTTGCCTTGTCCACTCATTGCGTTTATTGAATAAACACCTTGAATGATATATTGATAATTACCCTCGCATATACGAGGAAGTTTAAATTTTGTTCTAGCAACTGTGCAAGGATCCACATAATCACAACATTCAGAAATAGGAACTTCTACCAATTCCAAACAAGGAATGGTAGTAAACAAAGTATCAGTAGCCCAAAGCTTTCTGAGATTTGTTTCACGTTTTACTAATAAAAGTGTGTTGTTCTTAATCTCAGATGCCACCACTCTATCAGTGATGAGGTTATCTGTTGATAACAATTTGTGCATTGCACGCACATCTGAAACTAATTTCCTTAAAGTTGCCATTATAAATACTGTTTGAATATATTTGTCATTCCCTCAGCTTGATCGATTAAGAATGCTGTCACTTCAGCTTTAGACATTGTGTGACCATTCTTATCATCCCAAAGGCTCTTAGCATTTGAGAAAGCTGGAATTTGGTAAAATTTAATACCGTTAAAGTCATGACTCACTTCGTGATGTTTATCTCCTGTGAATATATAGAAGTTATGGTGGAATGACCATTGGTCTCTATATTCTATTGGGAACAGTGCTGCAAGTTTAGCTGGCTTAATAGCATCCCCATGATTGAACATTAATGCTGAATTGCCATAACTTACATACTTTCTATATTTAGGAGAGTCATCAATTGTAAGTCTGTCTGTATTTCTAAAATACGTTTGTAACCAATTAACCATATGCCATCCTACAAACTCATCGTGATTACCAGCTACATACACTACATTAACATGTTTAGCATGTTGTAATAACATTGTAATCATTAACACCTCATGGTCACATATATACTCAAATGAAGTTTGATATGTATGTGTATTCTGTTGAGGGGTTCCTTTTGTAGTTGCATTGGTGTATTCGCTATTAAACTCATCTGAGCCAATAATGTATGTGATTTCTTCTAAGTTGTTTGAAAGTTCAGCCTGTGCAGCTATCACTTCCACCTTATACATAATCTTAGCTAGTCTATCTACTATATTGTTATTACCATCTACATCCCATTTGTTTAAATGAGAGTCTTGTTTATTGATAACCAACATACCATTTGGTTTCTCTGGAGAGAACTTAGGACTCATAACTTCCTGACTAACAGGCTGATATGAAGCTAAAAAGTCAACAAAGCTATCTTGAAACACTTGCTCTGTAGACTTCTTTCCTAACCAGGCTTTAACCTGCCAATGGGGATTTCCACCATTCCCCCAGAAGTTCTGTACATATTTAGTTATATCCCACTTATCTGTGTCAATGTTACACTTCTCAATAAGTTCATCTAAGCTCTTAACCTCTTCGCTAAAATTAGCTACTACCTCTCCTGTACCCTTGCTTATATCCTCTGTAAACTTGATTATTACATTCTCTAGTTCAGCAATGTAATTTCCAACTTCAGCATCTTCTTCACTCTTTTCTTGATTTCTCAACTCATTTAATAACTCATCCACCTCAAACTCTGTAATTCCAAGCTTATCAGCATAGAATTTTTTACTCTTTTTCCAATGTAAAATCTCTTCTAGTTGTTGTAACAATGATTGATTTTCAGACATACATAGTTTAATTTAGTTAAAATTAGTGTAAAGGTACGAACTAATTTTGATATTTACAAAATTTTATTAACCAAATCAATTATATACATTAATCAATTTGATTAGAGTTTAAACAAAAACCCCCAGCCTAGAAAGGCCAGGGGATACCTTGTAAAACCAACAAAACAAGGTTTTTGATATTTTATGGACAAGCTGTTGTAGCAACGATGAAACCACCGTTATCTACTTGGTAGCTGTCTGCACCAGGTCCTTGAGAATACCATTGGTTACCTCCCACTACAGGAGTGATTCCACATTCGCCTGCTACCCACAATCTTGTAGGAGTTAATACGCTATCAACATCAAATAAAGTTAAGCTTCCTAAATGAGCACATGCAGTGGCATTAGAAGGATATAAATATATTTGCTGACATGGAGCAGCTGTAGTTGTGGTTGTTGTGGTAGTACTACTAGTGCTACTGGTAGTAGTTGTTGTAGTACATGGTGTCACAGGTATATCTGTATAGTTTGTACAGGTTCCTGTAGACATAACACGAATGATTGTTGTTCCATTAGGAACCAATGTAGATGTGTATCCAGCCAACAAACTAGATTTTGCTACACCTGTTTCAAATGGTGTAGAATATGAGTTTGCATCTGAATATAGACTGAATGGTCCTGTTGAAGAACCTGCTGTTGTTAATGTAATTAATACTGTCATATTGTGGTTTATTAAGGGATTGTAGTTGTTGTTGTAGTTGTAGGAGCACTAACACATTGATTTACAAGTGTACAGAATGCTACAGCCACAGATGGATCATTTACAATAGCTGCAAACAATGCATCAGCTATCTCTGAAGCACTTAATTTATTATCTAACTTTTGTAATACAACGTTTAAGTTATCTTTATTGTTAACTCCTGAATTAGGAAGATTGGGACCATCATATTGACTATATGATGTTGGAATAGGGTAAGTGTCCACAACCCAACCATTATCACATGGTTTAGGGTAATAGGCATTCACCGTATTTTCAAAGCAAGGGGTACCAGGTACACAAGCCATTATAATTTAGTTTAATCGATTAAGGAATGTACATGATGTAGTAGCACGCACGTACAGGCTGAATGTTAGCATGACCTAATCCACCACCTGTATTACCAACGGTTACATTTATACCTGTAGTGGCACTTGTTGTATATTGAGGAGCAGTGAGTGCTGGATCACCATTTGTTAATTGTGTAGCTACACATTGTGTTCCACCAGAATCATCTGTAGTTCTGTTACCTCTAAAAATAGAGCTACCAGGAGCATGCACGTGACCAGGGTCAGTAACTGTAACAGGATGTGAGTGTGCAGGGATTTGTGTACTGTTTAATATTATACTGTTAGCACCACCACCATCTCCAAGAGCATAGTTAGGATTACCAACATTAATAGGATTAACAGCAGCATCTAGAGCTCCACCACCTACACCAACAATAGCACCTACACCAACACGTCCTCTTTTATCAGGAGTTCCATTTAAGCCATTACATAGGTAAATTTTATCAAACCCATCAACAGCAATACCTGCTCCAGTGATATCAAAGTAACTTAATGGACCGTAGTATTCTACAGCTGTATAAGGAACCATCTTTGTATAGTTCTGTGTAGGAGCAAGACTATCTAAGTAAGCTTGGATCAAACTGTTTAAATCAGCAAGCTTTACATAGTTAGTATCTAAGTCTAAAGCTAATGCAGCTAGGTCTACACCTAATTGACAAAGCTTTGTAATAACAGCCTGAACAACAGCATGTGTATCAGAAGAGGCTGTTACACCTGTAAGACAACCTATGTTATAATCTGCATTTAATACAGCAATATCAGCTTCTACAGCATCAACTTGTACCTGTAAATCACACGCAGCTTTTACTAAAGCTGTAAATAACTCTAAAGCAGAAGGATCTCCACACTCTGGAAAACAAGGAGGAAGATATTGTGTAACTAGTTCACAATAATCATCTAAATCTATAGTGATAGAAATCCCTGTTCCATCTAGGAAACTAACCACTTTATCAATAAGAGATTGTTCTACAACAAGAAGATTATCACCAGATTCTATTCCTAACAAAGGAACAGATTCTCCTGTATATCTAACACATTTATCAGAAACAATCTCTACGCAACCGTTATAACAATTTGTACAAGACATTTTATAAATTATTTATGAATTAAGATTTTTACTTTACTCGCTATCATCTTTACAGTAAAGTGACTACAATAGTCAGGGTTACAGAACTTGTAAGTTAAGATCCTTTTATAATTTAGTAAGTCACCAATTACAACTCCTGGCACAGGATAGTTTAAAGAGAATACGATATTGTTATATTGATTATTTGCCAAGTCTGTTAACTTGCAATCAATATCAGTTAATAGTACAGGTATAGTTGTACAATCAATACAGTTTGTAAGCCTTGGTGATAACATTTTTTATTCTTTGAGTTGCTTGCTTCAGCTTATAATTACATGCTGAACATAAGCCATTAATTAATTGACATCCACATCCTACTTTAACGCCACAGTCTCTACAGTTTGCCATTTTATTGAAAATTAATTATGTAGTTATTTCCTGAACAACCACAATTGGTTCTAATAAAGTTGTTAAGCATTCTATCTGCTTGTATATACAGTTTGTTAGAAGTGTCTACAGCACAGTTATTAGCTGCAGCAATAGCACCCTGAATCATGTAATATACACTATTTAAGTCCACCTTAGCTTGTGTCTTGATAGCAAGATCACATTCCATCATATCAAGTCTCATGAAAGCATTGTCAAACTTCTCTTGTAATTGGTCAACACGAATGATGGTCTTTGTAACATAGTTCAGATATGCAGGAGCAACAGAGTATGTTAATGTATATATTCCATCAGGTAGAGCAATTAAAGGAGCTCCTACAACACTAAGTCCTAATGAGGCTGAGTTAAATATATTAAAGTCATTAACATTAAATGGTAAAGATACAGGTGCAAATCCAGGCATTGTTATCTCAATTGTTGGAGAACTTACAACTGGAGGATCTGTATCATAAGTTGATGCATCAGCTACCCCTAATGTTAGTGTATTGTAAGTTGATATTACTAGTATATCTAAGGTCATGTCTTTAAAATAAATATGCCAGAGGACTTGAGAAATATCCTCTCACCCTCTGGCATAGGTTATATGATTCTACTTTTATTCTATTAAGGAATCAAAGTAGTTGTTGTTGAAGTACTAGGCCAAACAGTAGTTGTAGTAGAAGTTGTACTTGTTACAGGACCGCTCTCATTAGTAACAGCACCTAAACCAGCAACTAAAATTGCCTCGATTGCAGCAGTTGCACCACTAGGAATAGCAAGAATAACTGTACTATCTTCATAGATATAATCGCCCCACTGATACTCAGACTTGTTATACTCATTGAACTTAATGTAATAAGTGTCATAAGTAGTACCATCAGTTACCCAAGACTCAAAGTTCTCGTTGTAACCAACCATTCTGTACAAATGCTTAAGATAACCAGCTTGATAGCTATAGAAGTTTTTCTCTAATTGCTTGATCTCATCTGAAGTACCAGATACATAAGAAGCACGTTGAGTAACTACAGCCTCAGCAACGATGTTACAATTGTCAGCAACAATGAAGTCAGCAGTTGTAGCTGGTCCACTGTACACGAAAGTACGGAAGTACATACGATCGTATTCCCAAGGGAATGCAGCAACGTCACAAGGTTGACCATACTTAGTTAAAGGTTTACCACTAATAACTAATTTAGCACTAGCATCGTTACCAACTCTTTGGAATTGATAGAAAGTGTTGAAGCTAATGTTGTCAGGGTTGTTACCTGGAGCTTCTTGTTCAAACTTTAAGATAGCTTGATCAATGAAAGCAGGAACATCAACATCTGCACAAGGATCGCCACCACACTCTAAACAAGGAGCAACAACTGTAATAGAACGGGTGAAACCGTTGAAATACAATGTGTCAATGTAAGAAGAATGAGCACGTAATGTGAATGTTACAACATCACCAGCTTTAACGTTGAAATTACCAATCTCAGTTACTTGGTTAGCAGCAACTGGGTTACCAGTCACCTTGTACCATTCTGTAACGTTTGATTTGCAAGAAGAACCTGTAGGACATCCAGAAATTTTGTCTGAACGCTTAGATCCTTGTAAATAAGTGTTAACTCTACCTTGAGCTAAATAGAAGTACGGTTTAGCAGCAATGTTACCTGCAGTAGCTACAGAGTAATCGCTTCTAAAGATACCAAACTGACCTGCGGTCAAGTTTTGCGTAGAACCAGAGCTAGGTAGAGTGTTTCCTACTGGAACTACGAAGAGGGTAGTTAATGAAAAATCAGCCATTTTATTTTATTTTAATTGTGAAAATAACTATTCGTTTGTTTGAATTCTAAACTGAGCATTTTGAACTGCAGATTGATTCTCTGTATACATCGCTAGGTTTTGAACTGTTAAGTCTAACAACTCATCTTCCAGGTATGTTTCTAGTTCACAATCAGCATCATAAGAGTCTTGCCCGTCTAACATAACATATCCAGTTTTATTAATATACACTGGGTATCTCATGTACGATACATATATTTGCTTAGGTGTAAATGTACCATCAGTAAATACAGAAATCTCATCAGAAGATATAGAATTAAACGTTTCTTGATATTCAAATGATGGTCTATAATGAGTGTTAGTTAAGCAAAATTGCAAATCGCCATGCTTAGCAAGATCTCTATTAATCCATATTTTTCTATCTGTACATCTACCCTTATCTGCAAGTACATAACTATCTATATAGAACATGTATTTTGGAGTGAGTAAGTGTATGTTTGCTTTCCATTGATTTAACTCAGCATTTAGCAATGTTAAATCTAGGGGTTGATGGTTATAATTTACCACCAAACTTTGTAGGTCTTCATAACGCTTTTTAAAAGCATCTAGACCTAAACCAGAAACTGTGTTTTGACCGTCAACCTTCTGTTTAATCAACTTGATCTGAGCTTCATTCAAAGCCAAGATTTTATCTTCTAAGTTAATTTGTTGATGTTCGTTAGTTGATAGTTTATTTAGTTTCTGGTCAATTTTATATAATAAACTATCTACAGGTATCATACAGAAGCTATTTTTTTAGTTTTTAATTTTCCTTCTAAAGTTAATAATTCGTCTTGGTTATCATCATCAGCCAGGAATTTAACTAAATCATCTTCATCTTTTGCAATCTCAAATTCACCTTCGTACACCTTACCATTAGGTTTTAAACGATATACTGAGTGAGCTACAGCTTGCTTAACCAAGTCTTTAATATGGAGTAAGTTTTCCTTCATATCTGCAAATCTGCTGAACACCTCTACAGGGTTTAAACCAGCATGTTTACCATTCTTGAATTCTGTTTGTTTTAATAGGTTATCTACCTGATTGTATACAGAATCTTCTTTAGTATCTTCTGTAACAGGTAATCCTAACAATCTTGCCACCTTGCGTTTCTTCTCTGGAGTCATTGAATCAAACTTGACAATAGCCTTGTTGATCAATTGTTTCTTTTTGAATATCACTGCATTTTCAATTTCATCATCAGCAACGTAAAATTGTGTATCTGCAGGAACTTCACCACGCTCCCAAGCCTGATAGCTAGAGGCAATTGTTGGATGAACTCTTAACCATGCAAATGCTAATTCCTGAAAAGGATTAGTAAAATCAAAGTAGTTATCACCATCCATTAACTTAACAGCTTGTACATGTAATGTATCATCTGTAGATGTAGACAATCCATAGTTCCAGAAACTAGAACGAGGACCTAAATCAACATCACCTAAATTAGCTTCAAGTTTTTGTTTAAGTGCTGTAACTCTTTCAACTTCCATTTCTCTTTCAAGACTATCACCCATCCTACGGATGTATGCAGCATTTGGATCTAATCCAGTTCTGTACTGTCCATCAAGTTCCTTGTAAGGATACTTAAATACACCTGTTCCAGGGATCCTGGTTAAACCTTTCTGTGCAAGTCCACCTTGCATAGTTTGTAACTGAGAGTTGTTGTAATCTTTCTTTAACGTAGAGATTTTTCCTATCTTACCCATATGTAGTTGTTTTTGTTTGGTTTATTTTTGCAGATGGGTTCTCAGCGAAGAGAGTGCCATGCAGACATGTAATCTGTATCCATCCATCTGTGTGAGAAGACTCCCCCACTTGGAGCAGTGGGGGGGAATTCTTCTCGGTAGGTTATTCCTAATCCTTAGATTAGAATTGTGGTATTTCTTCGATTAATACTGTACGTGATAAATCTTCAATGAATACATCACAACGGTCTTTCATCCAAATCTCATAACCAGGGAATTTGTTCGCAGAACTCATACCTTGAGACTTAGCAAAACCTAAATGGTGACGAGTTCCATCGATATAACCCCAAGTCATTGAAGGAGCACCCTTCATACGTACTTCACGGATGTTGTTGATCATTGAACCATCGCTCATAGGAGATACATCAAACACCATGAATACAGGAGTAGATTTTTTGTTCTGACCGAATTCTAAGTTAGTTTGAGGAAGGTCTAATTCTTTTAAGTGAATTAGTTCAACACGACCTGTTTCACGTGTAACCATTGCATCGAATGCAAAGTTGTAAGTGATGTGTTGACCTTCTCCTTGCATGTAGCGATTACCAGAATCAGCCATGAAAGTTAAACCAGAATTAAGTGCATCATTTTTAAGAGCTTGTTGGAACACATCAAAGCCAGCTTCGTTTGTGTACATTTTAACTCTACGATCCTTAACATCAACACGTCTGTAGAATAAGTCACCAAACACTGAACGAATCAAGTTTGCAGTGAACTCACCACGGTTGTATTGTACTAAGTTACCGTTATTACGCATTCTGTGGTATACACCAGCAGATGTACGCTTTAATTCTTGCTTAGAACCATTAGTCTTCACGGTACCAGGCTTAGCCCAGATCATACGCTTAACTTTTAATTCTAACATAGACTTACGCATCCAGAACTCAATAAATGGTTCCCATTTAACATCGTTACGAGTTAAAGGTAATTGGTTACGTCTTTGTGGAGCATATACTAAGATGTCAAGAGGCTTACCAGAAGCATCACGCATCATTTTGTCATCAGCCCACTCAGTGATTTTGTGCTCATAACCATATGCAGAACCTAAAGATTCAAACATAGTGATTTGCTCACCTAAACGAGGAAGACCTAATAAGTCTTGATCAAATTCACCGATAGCAGCATCAACTAATTCTAGTTCGATACCAGTTTGTAAGAAAGTAGCACTTACGTAATCTACTTGAGGGTTGTCAGTCACAAGAGTGAATGTGTACAAGAAACCAGCGTTCCAAGGTTGAGGATCTTTGATAACGTAGAAACGAGGACCATACTGACGAGTACCTACAGAAACAATAGCGTTCTTAGAAAACTCATTTGTGTCAATTACAAGAGAAAATTCTTGACCATCGATACCTGGCTTATCTAAAGCTAGAGTGGTATCAGGGATGTCAATGATTTTTGGAAACTTGTAAGGAACTTGTACTTGCCACTTCCAAGCATCACTGTTATTATCGATATAGTAAGGAGTAGACTTGTTGATCATGTCTAGGAAATCATTACTGTAAAGAGAACTCTGAGTATACAAACTGATAATTTTCTTATCATAATCTGCTGGCTCAGTTGAGTGAAAACTCTCCAAGTGGTTAGAATCTGTTAACTTACCTACTGCACGCTTGTCCATAGAAGCAACACGAGCATACGTAAATCCAGTTAAACCTGGGATTGTTTGAATTGCCATTTTGTTATTTTTTTAATTAATGTTTATAAATTGTTTATTGAAACCATGAAGTTGTAGGCTTAGGCTTATTTCCTGTTTTTGTAGAACTTTTGCTAACTTGTCTAGCAACTTCACCAAACAATTCATTTGACTTTTTGGTGATACCAGTCTTTTGTATTGTAGATAGAGTAGGATCCTTTTCTAAAATCTTTAGTAACAGTCCAATCTTAACCTTTGTTGCATGGTTTTCAGGACGTTTAAGTTCTAGAATAGTGCGATCAAAATCTGTGAGAGTCTCACCAGATGCTGTCTTATACTTATCTACTAACAGGAAATCTTGTAGTTCACCAGCCAATTTAGGGTTCAGAGGAATACCGTCAAACTCTTTTGTTTTTAGTTTATCTTGTAATACTGACTGAACGTTTTGAAAATATTGCTGTTTAACAGCAGCTTGTTGTTGTAATCTTTTTTCATTCTCTTGCTCCATTTCTTGAAGCTTTGCAGCTTCTTTCTTAACTAACACTTTGTGGTGTTTAGTAGCAACAGTTTCCAAATCACCGTAATTTTTAAGTCTTTCAACTTCTGTTGTAACATCCTCAGGATCAAATCCTTGATCGTTAAGGGCTTGTTTAATTACTGCAACTTGGTTAGATTCGTCTGCTAAGTCCATCTCAGCAAAACTCTTTATATTATTAAAAGTACCGAAATACTCTTTTGGATCTACTCCTTTTACAAATATGGCATCAAACGCTTGTTGATAATCTTCTCCAAATTGACCAATGAAGTTTTGTACCACCTCAATAGCTCCTTTCTTCTTCTCAGCTTGGAAACGCTCAAGAAATTCTTCAGGAGTGGAAATTGCAACATCCTCTTCATCTTCATCGTTGGTAAATACACCAAGTTTGAAAAGATCTTTAGATAGAGATGTAAATGGACTAGCTGGTTCATCACCTTCTGTTTCTTCATCATCTTCTGTATCTACAGGAGCTTTTGCTTTGGGAGCTGGAGCAGGAGAATCATCTTCATCCTCTTCCTCTTCATCATCTCCACCTAGTAAAAAGTCCTGTAAAGACTTTGTATTATCTTCTTTCTTTTCCTCATCACCATCTTCTGTAACAGCAGCAGGAGCTGTTGTTTTTTTAGAAGGCTTAGCCACAGGAGCAGGTTCATCTTTAATATCTTGGATATCATCAGGATTGGTAGTAGAAGTCTCAGGAGCAAATAAGTCACTTAAAAGCTCTTGGTTTCCCATGCCCATTTCCATAGTATCTTGAATACTAAAGTTTCCCATTGACGGGTTTTCTAGATTTTCAGCCATATGTAGTTTATTTATTATTGGTTTTCAGATGTAAAAGTATATTATTATAAATTAATACCAAAGAGGTAGTGCACTATAAGGCTCATTATTCACGATAATATAGCATTAATGTAATTCACTCTAATCAAGATTGTTTGTAATTGTGTCATTTATTAGCCTGTAACTCCTAATTGGAGCTAAATCAGTGAGTGTAACTTGTTGAATGTCAACACCCCACTTCCTTGCTTCAACCCTTACCTTCTTAGTTAATGTGTTATCAAGTTCCGCATCTGTACATTCTTCTAGGGACATAGCCATGATTACATTTTTTATGACACTTTGTGACATGTCAGCTATTGCATCTTGGGCATCAAACACTTCTAACAGGAATGTTTTTACATCTGATATCTTGTATTTGATTACACCCTTGACAACAATGTTCTGTTTATCACTAGTGTACAAAGATTGTGCTGGAAGACTTAATGTTGTCACAACGACATGTTGCTCAATCACCTCATCTGCAAACGGTATCTTTACATGGAATCCAGGTTTTAACAACTTTTTAAACTTGCCAAATCTTAGAAGCACAGCCTCCTCGTAATCCCTAATAATAATACCAGGAAGTACGTCTGAGCCAAATTGTAACACAACGTCAATTAGCCTATCTAACATAATTACTTAGTTTTCTTATTCGCTCTTCCCTTAGCATTTTCTTTAGCAACAGCTAAATCATTTGCTTGGTTTTCTCTAGCCACTTGTAACTTCTCTCTTTCCAATTGAAGTTTCTCAGCATCTTGTCTTGTTCTAGATTGAATCTCTTGAAGTCTTAATTGGTAATCATTGCTAGCTTTAGATTGCTCTAAACCTAACTTATTGATTTCCAATACATCAGGAGCTCCAGACATATCAAGATCTGATAGAGGACCACTCTTTGATTCAGCAGCAATAAGAGCAATCTCCTTCTTGTTGATTCTATCAAGTTCTTTCTGATAGTCATCATGAGCCAATTGTCTTTCTTGAGTTTCTTGAGCTTGTTGTAATTGAGCCATAGCTTGCTCTTGCTGTTGTTGTTGCTGTTGCTGTTGCAGATCCAACTGTTGTTGTTGCATAGCATCTTGTTTATCTTTAAGGCTCTTAAACACCTTCTTCATCTTACGTACAGAATCAGTACTGTAAAGTTCAATGATGTCATGTAATGAACCACCATTTTGTATAACAGCTTGAGACAATCCACGTAATTCGTTAAACATCTTCTGATCTTCAGGACGATTGGTTAAGAACACCTTAAGGTCACGGAATCTGAGATCAGTTCCATTCACCTGTACGAAAGCAGACTCTCCATCAGATGTAATGTATGATAGGGTGGATTGTGGTTTGCTAGATTCTACATATAGAGCAGCATCAATGATGGCTTGGTACAATTGACCAAGAACATATTCATGAGCTACAAATAAAGGTTCTGTTTGAGAATAAGATTGTGTAAGAGCTGCGTTTGTACCTGTGGCACTCTCACTAGCTGATACAGATCCCATTCTTTGTTTAGACATACCTACTAGTTCCCAACATTCTTGTTTGAGTTGCATAGCTAGTGTGTAACGAGATTGAATCTCCTGCGTACGTGTAAGGTCAATATCTCTAAACTGATTGAAGCTAGAAGGGCTCTTTAAGTTTTCAGGAGAGTCATCAATAAACACAACCCCTCTGTTACGAGCTTCTAGTTCCCATATGTCTAAAGCATCTTGAGCATCACCGTCCTTAGGAACAGGAATATGTCTGATGGATGTTAGATACACCTTACCAACTTCCTTCTCAAGAAGTGTATAAAGCTGATTCATACATACATTATATAATACCTGGAATGGTTTCATTAAGTCTACTAAGCTTTTAGCTTCTGTATTCTTAACCTCATGAACTAATCCAATGATAGGGCAATAGCTTAATAGTTTGTACGGTTTGATGTGGTAGATGTCTGGACCAATCTTAATACCCTGATACCATTGGTTAATCCAACCCCACTCTAGAGAAATCTCTGTAGGAATAGTCTTACTCTTATAGGTTTCATCAACAAGCATAGATTGCTCATTACCCATTTCATCTGTGTAGATTAACTTACCAATCTTTTTCTTAGAGATCCAATATGCTCTAACTACCACATACTTATAACCAAATGAGCTTACATTAGATGTAAGTCCCAAGAAGTCTTTAAGTCCATCATCGTTCTCTTTCATTTCTGATTCAATAATCATTCTTGTTTGTAGAACAAGAGGATCGTATGTATCATATTGTACTGAATCAATACCAGGTGTTGCATTTGGATTACCAAGATTTGATTCACGTACATTAATCAATCCATAGTCTTGTAAAGAACTACGTAAGTGATCTATTTCTTCTTTAGTTAGGTCAGGAATAGCTTCAATGATTTCAGATAGTTCCATCACCTGTACAATACCAGCAGCATATGCTCCTTGTGCTCTACCTGTAGGATCTGAAACATACTTTCTATCTGGTGTAGTTAGGAACCAAGTGTTCTTAGGGTTAGCCACCTCAATGTTAAATCCAAGCTTAGAGTTGTCCTCATAGATATGATAGAACTCTCTAGCTGAAATCAACATATCTCTAAATGCATCTTCTGATTTCTCTTTAAGATTAAACTCAGCTTTCTGACATGTAAGAATGTGGTTAGCCCATTTCTCAGCAACAGATGTGTAGCTATCTAGCTCATCTTTCACTTGCTCCATTGTCATTTGCTGAAGTTCTTCTTCTTCTAATTCAGCTCCTTGTAGTTCAGCTTTTTCTAATATCTTTTGTTTAGCTTGGCTAATAACGTATTCCTGTAGAATACCAGTTTTGAATTCTAGTTCTTCAGCTTGGCTATCAGCATCAAATGCCTTCACACGTAAACTTTTTACATAATGGCAATTATACGGTATACAAAAGATGCTACGATTAGGTATGCATATTTAAATATATTTCCAGATCAGTTTAAGACTGAGAAGGAAAAGCAAGATGAGAGTTGGATTAAAAACACAATGGACTATTTTGCTAACAAATCATACGCTGAGTATGTGAAGAACAGAGACACCTTTGTCAAGAACTATGATCTTGTCAAGGGTATTTTGCGTATGGAGGACTTCTATCAAGAGCCTGTTGTAAGTAGCTTTACACAAACATTAGAAGCTAACTTAAACCTTCCTGCATATGTAAAAATGTATTCTATCATCACCACTCCTCTTAATGAGTTAGTTGGAGAGATTTCTAAAAGACCAGATGCTTTCCGTGTGAAGGCATTTGATGATGATAGTCAAGCTGAAGAACTAGACCCACCAATCTTTCCAAATATAGGATCCATCTTAAGTGCTTGAGCAATAGCTAATTCTGCAGCAATGATACGGTCAAAGTTACCTGAATCATTATATTGAATAACTTCTTCAAGCAATACAGGATCAAATATCTTACTTATTCCTAACACTTCTCTCACAGTTTCACCAGCTTCATTTGTCTCTTTATATATTGTTCCTTCCAAATACTTCTTTAAACAGTTGTGAAGATAGTCAATTATCTTCTGACTTGAACGATGTATTCCATATTCACGTCTCACTGTTGTATTTGGAACAATCTCCATAAGCCATTGAGGTTGTTTTTCTAGATAGTGAGCATCCCCTTTAGACTTCATATATTCTATAAATGATATATCATCATTTTCACAAAGCGTTCTAGCATTGTAATACTTGATAAGTAGGCGAGCTTGTTCTTCCCAAGTTTCTTTCTTATCAGGTCTAGCACAATACGAAGCTACGAACATATCTTGATATTTCTCACCTGTTAGGTCATGCATTCTTTTATAAACATAAACAGATCCTAATGAGCTTGAATATGCAGATTGTCCTTGTCTGTAAGGATCGACTCCTGCTACATATAATCCATATGGAGGATTATCAATAGGGAATTCATATATAACAACAGGAGCATTCTTTTGATCACTATTCTTTAGAGGGAAGTTAGATATAGGAAGTGTGTCTGTAAACTCGTGTGTTATCTTCTCTCCATCATTGAATAATATAATAGGTGTACCTGTTCTGTCTTGTTGTAATAGTTTACTCTTCTGCCTTTTAGCAGCCTCAATATCAAAGATGTTGGTATCTTCATTGAGGAATATGTCATCCACTTCCTGTGGGTAGTACATCTTTTCTTTTAGATAGGCAACTCTATCACCAGCTTTCTTAAGTCTTTCTAAGTTTTGCACAGTGATTTGGTCAGCCTTTTCTTGGTCACTTACTAGCATCTCAATCTTGTGTAAATCAGATGTATAAGGTTCATTTAGATAGGCCCCAAGAGAGCTTTTATCTTTGGCCTCCATTCTATATTTATTAGATATGAAGAGTCCATGTATACGAGATGTATCTTTCTCATTGTTATATGTAAGGAAATTAAAGTTGTCTACATCAAACATTAAGCTCTTTGCATCCATAAATTTCTTCATATCACCGCCCGTCCCAGTAAGAATAGGAGAACATCCCCAGCCATAGGGTGTAGTGAAGCCAGGAATAGCTGCCTGTAAACCTCGAAGGAAATTTCCTTTACCAATTTCATCTATAATTAATTTACGTGGTTTTGTACCTGCGATAGCCTCTTCATTATTACCTTCATCAAGGTTACGAATTAAGATGGAAGAAAAGGGGATACGTTCTCCAGACTTAGTCTTGATACCAAGTGTAACTTGGTTTTTCCAGTTATCCTCAATTCTCTGCCATCTCCAATATTCTGGAATGAAGTTAAGCCCCTTATCAATCTTATCTGTGATAAGCTTAATATCTGGAGCATTCAAACCAGCAATAATGTTTTGTGAGTTTTCATCAAATGTTGCACCCCATGCAATATAAGATGCCTCAATAACGGACTTAGCAAAACGTCTAATACCTAGAATGACTAAACCCTTTCTTTCTTTTTGGGCTCTGTCAATTTCGTTTGTTACCAGCCATTCGTTATCACGTAATAAAGGATTAGCATATTTCTGTGCAATCCTTCCATACTCATCAATAATATCCACCTCTGTATGCCAAATGTTTAGGTGCCAATATAAAAAGGGGTTGATATATACACCCCCCATCATACAGCCGTTTAAACATAGGTCTTTATGAAAATCATAGAATTCCTTATATTCCTCAGATGCTCTGTCTGGCAGACGCTTCTGATTAATAAACCAGTCTTTGTAATCTATACTCTGTATGTGTACATTCATTATCTTCTATTCTTAAGAAACTCTTCTGCAGCACCAGATAATTCCCCTTTACCTCTCACTTCCACCTTTGCCTCTTCAACGCTTCTTAACTTGTCTACCACCTCAATAAGAGCTAGGTAGTTTTTCATTGTCTCTTGTACAAACTTACCTTGTGCCTCAATAGAAGCTATCACCATAGGTAACATGCCTCCTTTAGCTGTAGGTTTCCACTCAATTCTGTCTTTTAGTTCATGAAGAGGGTTTGCATCTACATATTGTTTCCATGAAACAAGCTGTGTCTCAGCCCATTCAAGCTCTGTATTTATAAATGTAGTTTTCTTAATAGTTGTCGCCATAATCTTCGTCTTCTTCTTTTAGAATATTGTCTAAATCCATTCCCTCCTTGATAATCTTATCAAGCTCAGACTCATCTGTATGGGGAATATCCATTTCAAGCTTTGTTTTATATTTATCCATGGCAAATGCTAGCTCTTTGTCTGTCATTCCCCATATATCTCCATATTCATCAAGAGCTGTGGCTATGTGTCTTCCCATGTTATACTCTGGGAATCCCTTATGTAGTTCTTGAAGCGTATGAATTACACTGTTGTAATAATTCTTCTTACTCACTGTATTTATAATAATTGGTTTAAGTCCTCATCGGACAGTTTTATGTTTATTTGTGACTCGTCTGGGTCTAGATGTACATCTTCCTCAGGAGACATGTATGATGAGTTGAAGGCAATCCCTATTTTATCCTGTTCTTCCCCATTAACACCAAGGATGTCAACGTAATCCACACCAGAATTGTATATTTCTGTCAGGTGGTCTAGTAAGACTGATAAAGGAATCTTTCTTAATATAACATCATGGTTATTTTCCATCGATAGCTTGTTTTATTTCATCATATTCATCGTCTGTCATCATCTCTTTCCACTTACCAATAGGGCAAGCACATGACAGACAACTTGTTTTGGCTGATAGTGTACATCCACAATCTATACAATGTACATCTGGTCTAATAGACTTATGTTTTGTGGATATGTTCTCACAGGCATTACATATAGCCATTCTTTCTTCACTAACATTAGCGATTAAAGCTTTCATTTTAGCTGGAGGAAACAGCTTGTTTCTCCATCCTTCATAAACCTTTGATAGATCAATCATATCTGAGCTTTGGTTTTAATTGATTGATTGTTATATGTGTATTGGCTAGTGTCACTGTAGCAGCATTTCTTCTTTGCTCTGTAATTGTGTCATCAGCCAGTATTTTTTCCATGGCTCCCACCTTAGCGTGTAAGGCTTCTAGCTTCTTAATGGCCTTTTTGTTGTTAAAGAGTAATTTACCAAACCCAGATATCTCTACACTGTGGTTTGTTTCAAGGGCCTCGTTAGCGGATTGGAACTGATGGTTGACAACAGCCTCAATTGTCTTCTCACTCGTAAGCATTTTAACAGCTAGCATCCTAATCAAATAGTCCTTGACGGACATGCTTATTGGCTTATCCATGACTAAGGGTTATTTGTAAGACTATATCGTTTTCGAAGTTTAGGATGATCATTGGGTTCACCTTCACCTTTGTTCCGTCCTTAACAAACACCCCTAGCTTCTTAAGCTTGGAGATGATGTTGTTTATTGTAGGAGCTGTACTGTCATACTTCTCACAGAACTCTGTTCTTATATTAGCATAGGAGATGTTACCCTTTATGGCTGTAAATGCCACGAGCTGTATTTCCCTCTGTGTAAGCTTCAACCCATTCAATGATGACAATAGGGAATAATACTTCTCAGCTATAGCAAATTGATCCTCTACAGGCTTTTTAAGTTTCTGAACTATTGTCTTCTTGGTTGTTGGTTGTTCCATATTTAATTAGGGCAAAGGTAATTGATTTACAATCATCTACAAATAACTTAATTAGTTATTTATAACACCTAATGCTATATTATGCATCATTTCCTTCTTTCTCTATCCAGAACAGAATACTAATGTTTATGAAAAAGAAGCCTATACGTAATTCTCTCTCTACATTCTTATCTTCTAGGACAAACTCTGTATACGATAAGCCTAGAAGGAAATAAGGAGTCATTAACAGGTTAATCTCTAATGCAAAATCTATTTCGTTATACCTGGAAAAACCATGTATTAAGGAAATAACAATCAGTAGTGTTACTATTATATATATCATGTTGTTTATTTTTAACCCACCCTCCACCCCAAAGGTAAGGGGAGGCAATTCATATTAACAAATTTATTTTCAAATTGTGGATAACTTCTATGGCAGGATGTTATAATTCTGGTACAGCACTATATTATAATACATATAATCTGTTGGAAATATCCATCACTATATGCCATAACATATCATAATGTGTTATAAAAGCAACATTGTCAAGCTGAGGATGTCCCTTATAATACATATTATGTAAAGCAATAGCTTGACAATCTAGGAAGTGAAACACAGCCAAACCTGGAAGTCTAGATGAATTCTACATCATCCCCCTTACCGTTCATGGGATTGTCATACACCCTAATATCATCAGAGTAGAAATGTTTAATAACCCCTCCAGGTAGCCTAACTAACCAGACCGTATTCACGTTTAGCCCATAGTCCATAATGAACATAGCCTCCCCTTCCCCATGTGCTTTACACCAAACAGGAATTGTGGGATTGAGCTGTAGCATCATGCCATACATACATTACATTTTTATTTAATACAAATATACGTCATTCTGGTGAGATAAAAAAATTTTTCTAAAGCTAGGGATGTCTTGTATATATGGGGGAAGAGGGTACTTCAAATTACAACCCCGTGTACAGATTGGCAGGTTGGGGTAGC